CTACATATCTACGTTCTCCACTGTGAGATACATAAGATATCCACTCATAACCATTAGCATAACAATATTCAGTATAATTAAACTCTTCATTTTCATCATAACTTGCTACAACTTCAGCATCTAATGATGGAGCTGAGCGAACATTTAAATTAGGAACTTTAACAGTAAATACTCTTGGTCTATCTAGAGACTGTAAGTCTGTAGTAACTGGGTTACTAGCTGGGGTATCATCTACAGGGTAGTAGAACCATCCTACAATACCTTCAAAATCTCTTGATATATATCTTGCTGGCCCACCTACATATAAGCTATCCCAATTACCGTCAACATTTTGTTCAATAGTTTTCATTGAATATCCGTCTGAATCTTCAATTACAAGCCCTGTATGTCCATATGAATGTCCTGCTGTATAGGTAGTGTCCATTACAAATACTGCTCCAGCTCTTGGTCTACTATTTACATCTCCCACAGCGTTATACTCAACTTTATAACCTAATGCTGCTGCACTATTAAGCAAGTCTATTGCATTTCCCCATAATGTTTTACCAAAGAAATAAGAGCTTAAATAGTTAGGTAAGTCTACACATTGTGTCCCATAGGCTCCGTCTTGGTCTACTCCGATACCTAAATTTGCTATACGTCTTGCCTCATTTACTAAATCTGTTGTTCTAACCATTATTCTTTTTCCTCCTGTGTTTTGAATAAAATAAAAAGACTATTTCTAGTCTTGTTTTGGTTCTTTATATGTTAAGGCTTGTTCACTATCAGAAAAGCCATGTGTTGTTGGGTCGTTTACTATTCCCAACAATCCTAAAAGTAAAAATACTGTGTCAACAATTCCGTTAATGTTAGCGTTGAACATTTCAGTATTTAGATTGTAACCTAGCAACATTGCAACTTGTTTGACAAGTAATAGTAATGCTGCAATAAAAGCTATTACAAAGCGTTTATTCTTAAATCTTACTTTCCAATTTATCATATTTGTTCACCTCCTTTCTAGTTATACGGCCATGGGTCGCCTGTTAAATATGAGATTGAACTTACTCGTATATCACCAATATCACGGTCAGTTGGCACGGGGTCAGTAAATTGAAAACGTAACATGTTACCATCTCCAACTCCTCCTAAATACCACGTTCCGTAAGGCGTTCCCTTATCATTGTATATCCCACCTATTAACGATGCTTCAGAGCGGTATCCTTGCGGTACACCGTTCAAACCTAGAATAAAACAGTTTCGCTCTCGGTCTGACGGTTGAACTTGATATCCTGCACCTCCACGCCTTACGATACCAAACCAACCCCATGATAAGCCTCCGAACTGATAAGATACAACATTGTTTACACGTCTTACTTTGACATAAGAACCCCCTAATTTCGATACAGAAGGAAGTATTTTCCAACCAGTATCTCCAATCAGCACTTCCCAACCTGTGTTACCTGTTCCGCTTTTCTTAATCCATTTCAAAGCTCCGTTAGTTACTGCTTCATCAACGTAAGTAGTTCCAACAGGTGCTGTTACAACGCCATTTGGCAATCCTCGTCCATGTATTTCCCAATTTTTAGCTTCAAGAACTTTTAATCGCTTGTCTAGATCAATTGTGTTTCCAGTGTTAGCTGGGATATAATCGCGAATATTTCGTGTTGTGATGAACTTAATGTTCTCGCTCTCTGAAAAATCAAAGTCTGGCTCGTAATAATCAGGTAATGAACTAGCGGCTGTATATAATATAGCTTCAAATTTAGCTGTTTTTTCACGACCACTAACAACTAGATGATTACCATAAGCATCTGAATATAATTTACCAAAATTACTCGTGTTTCTTGTTATAGAATTTTGACTTAAATATCCGATTAAAGGCATATTTTCGGATGATACATATGGTGCTCCTTTTTTAGTAGCAAAATCGCTAGTATCAACATTCCCACTCGGTCTATTTTCTAAAGCTGTAAGTCTGTTAGTAATATCAGTATCATTATATGGTTGTGGCAATTCTGTTTTTTTAGCATACTTCTCATGTTCTTCTTCGTCTAAGAAAGCTTTTTTAAGTTGTTCTTTAGTAACTAAATCTGAAGTATCAATTGTTGGTTGACTGTTCCTAAGTTCGTCTAACTGTTCCTTAGTGGCAAGCTTTGACATGTCCTGGTGTTGAGTTAAATAACCTTTCTCATTTAATTGTGTTTCTGTAATATAACCATTAAGCGATTGATGCTCTGTTAAGTAATGCTTATCTTCTAGTTGAGTATTTGTTACAAAGTTACTAGTATCAATATTAGCTGTTGTTGGTCTATCTTCAAGTTCTTTAAGTTTTCGTTTAATTTCACTATCATCATAACTTGATGTAACTGGTCTGTTTTCTAATTGTGTAACTTTAGCAGCAACATCATCAACAGCTTGTTTTGTAGCTAGTTTGCTAATATCCTGATGTTGAGTTAAATAATTCTTACCTTCCAGATGGGCTTCAGTGACATATCCAGTTAAAGACTGATGTTCAGTTAAATATCCCTTTTTCTCAACTTCTTCTACAGCCTTATTTACAATAGTTTCACTATTCGGTATTTCAGTCTTCAAAGCATAATCTGATAATTGAGTATCTGATACATAATTAGATACGTTAGGGATATCTCCTTTTAATGCGTACTTTTCATTCGCTTGGACTTCTGTTAAGAATTTACTACCTTTTTCAATCTCCTTGATAGCTTTGTCAAAGTCTTCTTTTGTCAAAACGTCCACTCTATCAACAATCATGCTATTAGCAAAAAAGCGTTCTTTTACAGGTAGTTGATTAGCTTTATCTATTTCAGATAAATTTACTTTGAACCTAAATCTGAAAATATCGCTGTTGCGTTCTTCTTTATCAAGGTAGATATAGCAAACAACCTCTTCATTTTGAGTGATTAGAGAGGTGTCAAAGTTAAACTTGATCTTATTATCTTCTACAGTTCCTGTAGTTTTCCAATAGCTACCACTTCTTAAAAATTTAAAAAGTGCTACTACATTCTCATTAGTTAATGTACCTTTTGAAATTTCAAACTCAAAAGCCCCGTTATTCTTATCATGTGAATACAGCTCGCAAAAACTGTCTTCTACTTGTCTAATTTTTGTTGTGTTTTCTATACTTAATCTAATTATTTTTTCCAAGATAGAATCACTCCTTTTCGTTTAATGCATCTCTTAGTTTTTCTAGCCTCTTTTTAATTCCTTTCGGAAAAGGCACACCTATTGCTGCTAAGTTCTCGATAAGTGATACCCCATAGGTTGCTATGAAGAAGAATATAAAAGCGGTAGCGACTTCTTCAAAGCCTATATAGATTAAATAGGGATAAACTGTTACTACCAGCACTAATACTATCAGATGCTCGATTAACCCACGTCTTCCTATTGTGGAGTTAACCGTTTTTGTTACCCACGCTTTCGCTAATCCTGTAATGATATCAAATACTATTATTCCAGCTAATGCGTGAATGTAAATGTCGTTAAATAATTCATAATATTGATTAGCAAGTTCCGCCAATGTTATGTGCAATGTTTGCACCTCCTTAAAAAAGAGCGGTTAATAACCGCCCTTAAATCTTTTAATTTTGTTCTTCTTTTCTTTCGTTAGAAAGTTTTTCGTTTAAATCTTTTAAAACTTTTGAGAATTCATCATTTGATTCAATCAATTCTCTTTTTTGCCATTCGATTAAAACTTGAGCTAAAATCCCAGTTACTTCAAAAGCTTCTAGCTCATAATCTCTAGCCATAATCTCAGTAAATTTAGTGATATCACTTTTCACTTTTACAATTCCTAATTTTTTTGACATTTCCAAATTCTTATCCTCCTTATCCTGTAAGCACGCCGTTTCTAAATTCTAAACGGAGACCGTTAATATTTAAAATAACATTTCGGCCTTCATAATATCCTTTTGGGTCAGTGTCTGCACCGGCTACGTATAAATGTCTAATATTCGTTTTACCTGTAAAAGTTGAATTCCCACGTACTTCAAAATCAACATAAGATATTAACGTATTTTTTAGCTCCAGGTCATTATCATCTTGTTTATAATTGTACGCTAACAACGCTCTTTCTGTTTTGAAGCCCCACTCTTCTGTTTCTTCAAACCAACCTACTCTACCGTTTGCTTTTATCACAAAGTTCATTCCTGAATAATACCCTACATCTCTACCCCAAAAATACGATTTATAATAACCTCTTATAGCTCCGGAAAATTCTCCGTTTTGGTCATAATAAGATGTCCCAAGATAATCAAGTTTAACTCTTTTCTTGGCTTCTTCCGTTTTTCCTTCATACAAGATTAAACTTTCATCTTCGAATTGGAAGTATTTAGAATAATTATTCCATGCTAATTTTAAACTTTTAGCATTTTGAACTAAAGTAGTTCCAAAGTTTTCATCAGTAACAACATTTTCTATTTTATCTCTCAATAATTTAATAGATGTTTCAGTTTGCGTTTTGGTCATGTAATCTGTAGCTAATGTTTTTGATAATTTCAAGGTAATTTCTTCTTTTGACTGATTAATCAAAGAAGAGATATCCACAGTTTCATCTCTTTTAGTGTATCTAAACCCTAAATTAATTTCATAAAATCTAACATTGGTAATTTGTGATTTGTCAAAATCTCTTGAAAATTCTAAATACACAGCCTCTTTATTATCATTTGCTTTACTTGAAATTCTTGTAAATAACACGTTATCTTTTGCCACCATTGGTTTATAGTTGTTGTCGGGAATAGTCTTATACGTATTACCTGTGAGAAAATACTCATCAATACCAATAGCCATTACACTGTTGTTAGGAGCTGTTGTGTCAAACATCACCTTATAATAGCGACCTTCTTTAAATTCATTTTTCAGCTTAATACCAACAATTTTTCCGGCTCCACCGGTTACAGCATCTAATGAGTTTTTCTCCAATCCTTCGTTGAAATTTCCTTCCCAAACTTCCACGTTTTTTACTTCCGTTTCGTTCCCTAACGGCGTTAGGTTAATCGTTCTTGTTTCTGTAGGTACTGTGAATGTAAACATGTTAACACCAGCCACAAGTCTTTGTCTTTCACTGTTAAATATTCTTAATTCCTGATTAGCAGGGAAATATCTAAAGTCAGCTACTAATGTATAAGTATTACCGGGTTTCATTGGCTCTAACGTCGTATAAGTTAAGTTATTACCTGTTTTCTTTTCAGCTGAGTTTAGTAGGTTATCCCCCCTAATCGCAACCTTGAATTGCTTGTCATTAAGCTCTCCAATTTGAGATTTAAACTGTTCTAATGTCGTATCAAATGTTTTATATTTATTTGTAATCTCTTTTACAAGTTCAGTATCAGGGAGATTATCAAGTCTTGCAAAACAAGTAGTTTTTAAAAATTGATATTCAACGTCTAACTTAATGTTAATCGTTGTCCCGTCTTTAACCCCGTTTGAGTAGTAAACGTTAGTAAGCTCTCCATCGCTATTATAAGTAGCGTTCTCTTGTGTCTTGTTAAGACCACCACCCCAAACTTTAGCAGTAAGGTTAAATCCGTTATTAATCTTTTCTCCGTCATAATAAACATCTACATAGAATTTAATGTTATTAGTTTTCTTACCTTCGTAAGTCCCAGCTACCCTTACGTTTGCTGTCAATGAATGAGCTTTTAAATCTTCTAAGCTTGGCATCCAATCTTTTGGCATATCGCCATCAACCGCCATATAAGGTTCAGCTATTTTAAAGTGTCCGTTCTTCGTTGAGAAAATATAGAATAGGTTGTCTGCTGGTGATGTAAAATCTTGTTGGACTTTTTGGGGCTTTCCAGTCACCAAAACTGTTTTTGCCCCCATGTTTTTAGCATCAATTAGACTGTCAATAATAGATTGAGTCTGTCCT